GATTGTCCTGGTTCGCGGGGTTCGAGACTCTGGCGCAATACCCGATAACCTTTTCGGCATCGGGCGTTATCCATACTAGTTTCGTCATGCGTTAGGGTCCTCTTCTCCGATCACAAAGTGACTACCGTTATGATAGCCAGGTATCGGTTTCGGTGTTGGTGCGAGCTTACGCAGCGTGGTCTGCTGTGGCGGTCCTGGCTTGATCTGTGGACGTGCCTGTTGATTTTGTGCAGCTCCATTTCCATCGTCATCCTCATCTGATGCAAGCGACAAGAGAGCGCTGAGACTGTAGCGTCGACCATACGAGAGCGCTGATCCGAATCCATGCGATGTCTGTTGCATCACAGGGACCTGCACGACACCAGCGATCCACTCACCGCTGGCATGTATCACACGGCTCTCGACCATGATGCTGGTCGAATGCTCACCGTCGATGGTGTCCAGCACCGACTGCACAACGAACAGACCATGTTTCGCCATCACTGGTCGAACGACCTCCATGATGGCATCGAGCGAAGTGTACTTCGAGCGAAACGCTGGATTCGTGCTGTCCTTCACGATTGGCCTGATCTCAGCCTGGGCCTTGACCAGCGCTGGCGCGATAGCGCCGATTGTTTCCGACATTGTCATTTCGTTAACCCCTTGATTCTTAATCCTGCCCTGTTCAAAGCGTCTCCAAACATCTGAGACCATGTGATGTTGCGATGCTCGATGATGTCACCAGCGTACGTGTACAGGCGCCAGCGGCGCAGCTCCTCGAGCACGGGTCGCAGTGCAATCACAATAGCTCCCCATTCGTGATGCTGGTCAAGATGCGCCAGGCGCAGCTGGTCATGGATGACAGCGAGACTGTCATACATCGATGCGCGAATCTGACGTGCCCATTCGACCTGTCGCTGTGATCCAGTCATCACGATGGTGCGTGGCCGAAGCAGAATCTGCATCTGCGTCCAGTGATCGTCAGCTGCTTTTTGTGTGCTGCACATCATGCAGACTCCGAGCGTCGACGCCATGAGGCGCATCTTCGCCTTCATGTCGTTGGTCGTGTATCCAAACGTGTGAGTCTCAGTGTGTCCACACTTCCACTTCATTTCTATTCGTTCGTCCATCCTGTCCCCCTTAGTTGATTGTTTTGTAGATGTAGTCCCAGTCGATCATGTTGCTGTCAATCCATTTCCACATATGTTGATATGCGTCAGATTGTTCGCTCAACATGCACAAACACTCCATGCAGATAACTTCAATAAGTCCTGGTGACAGTTCTTCGTACGTGCGAATTACGTCATTGCATATTTCTGCCATTGTTATGGTTTCAGTGTTTGCCTTCATTGTCCTGTTCCTTCGTGTGGTGTCCGCCACATCAACATCCTAGCATAGGTTGACATAATGTGTCAACTGTGTGTATAACGATGACATGTATGGATTCACACAGGTCGAGATCGCTGAGCGACTCGGCATAAACAAATCAGCTGTGTGCCGCATGCTCTCAGGAGCTTACGCGGTACGCATCTCAACCATCAAGCGCATCGCTGACGTGGTTGGTCGCACAGAGATCGAAGTCGCACACTGGCTGCACTGCAAACGCGCAGGACAGCAGCTCCCGCAATAGACAGAATAGGACTAGGACAATGGACACAAGAAACATCAAACTTACATGCATCGAATGCCATCGCACGAACGTCGTGCCTTATGGCCGTGGACATCGCATCTGTGGAATCTGCTCACAGCGTGAGCTCAAGCGCGAGCGACGCCTCCGGACACAGCGCCGCATCCAGATGGTCGGCAGCTTCGTCGTGGTTGTCCTGGCTGTGTGGACCTCATGCATGATGGCGTCCGACTGGAACACTCCGAACAGTCCGGATCACCGTGCACACCAGGCGATGCAGTCTCGTGACTGACGCCATCACAACCTGGTCGCAGTACAGAGGCAGTAGACGCACCAGCACCACTGGACTCCTGACGCCACAGGAGGAGTTCTTTCTCGGACGCATGGTCCAGGCTGGCACTGACAAAGACAAAGACAAAGCGACCGCTGAGTTTATCGATCACAACGTGCGCATGGTCAGCGCCATCGCGAAGAAGTTTCGTGGTCGTGGATGCGAACACGAAGACATGATCACGGATGGCATGCTCGGACTGCACCACGCGGTCCAGCGCTATGACCCGTCACTCGGTCACCGATTCTCGACGTACGCCACGAACTGGGTCCGCCAGGCTATTGGGCGCGGTGTCGAGAGTCGTGGTCGTGACATCCGTCTACCGTCACACGCTATAGCGAAGTTGTCTCACATCAGAGTCTCGCGCCAAGAATACATCGTCAAGCACGGTGAGACTCCAACACCGGCGGAACTGCTCGCGTACGTCCGAGAGGTCGTGCACACTTACCCGCGATATCTTCACAAGCAAATCGAATCACTTGACGTCAAGTCGCTGACAGAGATCCTTCAGCACGATGTGAAGCTGGTGTCGAGCATCGATGAACCGAACGCATACGGTCAAAGTCGCTACGACTTCATGGCATCGAATGAACCGCCAGTCGGTGATCACCTGGACAAAGAGATTCTCTACGCGCAGCTGCGCACGGTCATGGAGGTCCTCACAGATCGAGAGATCGCATGTCTTCGCCTTCGCTTTGGATTCGACGGTCTGTCGGATGGTCGCTCACTCGAGGATGTTGGAATCCTGATCGGCTACAGTCGCGAGCGCATCAGGCAGATCCAGGTGCGCGCAATAGACAAACTTCGGGTGGCCGCTGGTGCAGACGTGCTAGCGGAGATTTTTGAGAGGATGGAACTATGACAGAATCAGAACAGCAGATCGCATATTTCAACTGGTGCCGCGTCATGGCGGGGAGTGACCAGCGCCTGGGAACAATCTTCGCTGTGCCGAATGGCGGCTACAGATCGAAGGCCACAGGTGGCCGCATGAAGTCCGAAGGACTCAAGGCTGGAGTCTGGGATATCTTCATTCCTGTGCAGATGGGGCAGCACTGCGGGATGTGGATCGAGATGAAGGCGGGCAAAAACAAACTGACGCCAGGACAGATCACGTTCCGTGAGTCTGTTGGTGATGCTTATCTTTGGTTTGTCGCCTATTCCTGGGACGAAGCAGTCGAAGCGACATGCAAGTACTTAGGCATCGCCAGTGGCATCAACTAAAAGTATTTCATTTATCTGATCGGCGAGCTCGATGCTGTGCATCTCACAGATGAGATACCAGACAGCCTTAAGAAGGTCGTCGTTCTTCTCTTCGTTGGGTTTAGAACCTGCTCGGAGGAGGTACTTCAAGGCATTCCCTCGTTTGAAGTCGAGACCATAGGCGTCGATGATTTCGATGGGCTGCATCGGTTGTTTGCGGTAATGTGTCGGAACCTGTTTGGACATACAGGATTGTAAGGGGTAACTATGAATCGTGTTTCACAGGCCGTGACATTTTTGTCATGGCTGTTCGAGCCGTACTCTGACGGCTTCATCGAGATCCGAACGATGTGTCAGGGAAAAGTGCAGATGCGCTTCTGGGAACTTCCAAGGACGGAAGCAGACTGGACCGGCATCGGCGAAGCGTGTATCCAGTGGAGTGACGCTGGAGATGATGTTTACGTCGGCGTGTTGCCACGCTGGCGAAAAGGAGGAAGGGACAATGACGTCCATACTGCTGGTGTACTTTGGTGTGACATCGATGACCTTGCTGGTCTGGATCAGGCTGCAACGCTTGATAAAGTCACAGTCGCTGTCAGATCAGGAAAAGGGCTGCACTGTTACCGGCGACTTAAAGTGGTCGGCATTGGGACTAAGCCAACAGAACAGCGAGAGTTTATACAGCTGCTCGAGAGATGGATGCTCACACTCTCGAGTGCCGCTGACGTCAAGTGCAAGAACCCGTCAAGAATCCTACGAGTTCCTGGAACTCTAAACTGGAAGAATCGCGAACTACCTCGATTGGTGGAACTCGCGAAGTACCCGCCAGAAGCCTCCAGAATCGTCGAGGAGACACAGACCACGCATCCATGGGGCGATGAGTGGTCACGCCTATTGATCGCCGCCAAAGCGGGGGACCTCCCAAAGCGCGAGCGGGGCAATTGGAATCTGGGCAAGTACAAGCACGGCGACTATTTGCTGTACTGTTTCAATCACACCATCATCGGCATCGAGCAGATGCGAGGTATGGGCATGATTGCACATGCGGAAGAGTGTCGTAAACTCGTAACCACTGCGCTGGACACGCAGTCATTCTTGGACTAGGAACAACATGGAAGAACTTTCACTGGACGACCTCCGGCTCATGGTGGCCGGAGACATGCAGACGCATGCCCGCATCATCGCTCATGGTGAGCACCACTGGGACAAACTGTGGCAACCTCACCCGGCATCGGGTGGCGCCTTCGGTGGCCGTAATAACGCACTCGTGACACTGTTGGGTTTTCTCCGCGCAAAGCGCTACACCATCGACGTCGCGCAGCTTCAAGCCGTCTGGTGGAGTGAGACGTATTGTGATCCGCCACTGGACCGCGAAGTCATCCTCGAGACAGTCGGTCGATTCTGGTCACAATGGGCAGCAGGTACTGTGCCGGATGACCTG